GGCCTGCCCCAACGAAAAGGAGGTAACTATGGCAGGTCAAGAAAATCAGCAATACACCGTACTCTACGGGCGGCTCAGTCAGGAGGACGAGCGGGCCGGAGAGTCCAACAGCATTCAGCACCAGCGCACCCTGCTGGAGAAATACGCAAAAGAAAAGGGCTTCGAGAACACCATCTTCCTTGCGGATGACGGCTACTCTGGTACGAACTTCGAGCGGCCCTCATGGAAAAAGATCGTGGAGATGATCGAAGCAGGACAGGTGGCGAACCTCATCGTAAAGGACGCCTCCCGCTTGGGGCGTGAATACCTTCAGGTGGGCTATTACATGGAGATATATTTTCCCCAGAAGAATGTCCGTTTCATCGCGGTCAACGATGGCGTGGATTCCACGGTGGAGAGCAGCAATGACTTCAACCCCATCCGCAACTGGGCCAACGAGCTTCACGCCAAGGATACCAGCCGCAAGGTCCGTGCGGTCATGAAAATGAAAGCGGAGCAGGGAGAGCGGCTGGGCGGCAGACCGCCCTACGGCTATCGGAAAAGTGATGGTGACGCCAACACGCTGGTTCCGGACGAGGACACCGCGCCTGTGGTGAAGCGCATCTTCTCCCTCTGCGCCGCTGGAAACGGCCCCAAGCGGATCGCCACCATCCTCACCAAAGAGCAGGTGGTGAACCCGTCCAACGCCTACTACCGCAAGACCGGGAAAAGCCATCGGGGACTGGACACCACCAGACCCTGCCTGTGGTCTTCCAACAGCGTCACCAGCATTCTGAACAATGAGGTCTACCTCGGACACTCGGTTGGGCTTCGCACCACTACGATCTCCTACAAAAACAAGCAGCGCGTGGAGCGCCCCGAAAGTGAGCGGTTCGTGGTGAAGAACACCCACGAAGCCCTTGTCACGCAGGAGCAGTGGGACATCGCGCAGGAGGTGCGTCAGCACAAAAAACGTGTTCCCAAGCACATGGACGAGCCGAACATCTTCTCTGGACTGGTGTTCTGCGCGGATTGCGGCAAGCCGCTGGTGCTGCACAGAGCCAGCACGATGAAGCGGACGGAGTACAACTTCAAGTGCTACACCTACGGCAAAAAGGGCAAGACCGTCTGCACGCCGCATCACATCCGGGAGTTTGAGCTGAAAGTCGTTGTGCTGGAGGACTTACGCCGGGTGACGCACTTCGCGCGGATGAAGGAAAAGCAGTTCGCCACCTACATCAGCAGCAAGAATACGCTGGAGCTGCGGCGTGAGATGAACACGATCCAAAAAGATCTGGATACCATGCGGCGGCGCAGAGAGGAGCTGTCCAAGCTGTTCAAGCGGCTCTATGAGGACAACGTGCTGGGGCGGGTGACCGATGAGCAGTACCGGATGCTGGCGGGCGATTACACCGGCGAGCAGAAAGCGTTGGAGGAACAGATCCCCGAAAAGGAGGCCCGGCTGGAAAAGCTGAAAGCCACCTCCGCCAACGTGAACACGTTCGTTGAGAAGGCGAAGCAGTACACCGCCATCGACGAGCTGACGCCGGAGCTGCTGCGGCTGTTCATCCAGCGGATTGAGGTAGGCGAGCGGACGGAGAAATACTCCCGCAGCTCCCACCAGAGCATCCGCATCGTGTACCGCGACATCGGCACGGTGGACAGCGCGATGGAGCAGGGCGAGGCGCAGCCGCGCATTGCGCCGCCCCTGAGTGAGGTATTCCAGCTTCCCGCATAATAAAAAAGCAGAGAAAAAACGCAAGAAAGCGGACAGCAAACGCTGTCCGCCCCCTTGCAAGACATGCTGTCAACTTGTGTCCCTATGAACATTACCCGAACGGTTTCAAGGCTTTTTATTTTTTCAAGTACACATAAAAGTACACACTTGAAATTTATCTGAGAGAAAAAAATCGGCTATGCCTGCTTCTTGATGATGCTCTCAAAGGCGGCGTGCGTATAGCTCGCAGCCTTTTCCATATCGCCGGCAAGCTGATGACCGTACACGCCTTCCGTGTCCATGTCCCTGCTGTGGCCGACCACCATTTTCTTCAGGCCGATGGGCATTTCTTTATTGATCGAGACGTAGGTATGCCGCAGCTCGTAGAGTGACGTTGGAGGGATATTGTTCGCCCCGCAGTATCGCTTCCACGCACGATAGAAATTCTTATAGTTCAGCTGCCCACCGTCCGGTTCAGGGAAAAGGTATGGCGACACGATCCCTACGGCGTGCAGCATAGCACGCTGCGCTTTGATCTCCCCCAGCGCGTATTCCTCCAGAGCAAATGTGCGGCGAGCGTTATTGTTCTTCCCCTGGGTGACCTCGTTGTGGACATTGACAGAGCGGCGGATCACCACCTTCAGATCGGTGATGTCAGTTCGATCCTCGAGGCCGCGAAGCTCCCCTGGGCGAAGACCGGTAAGGACAGCGAAGCGGTAGGCGTGGATATACCAGTCCTCGTCCGGCTTGTTCCGCCAGACCGTCATGTTCGAGAAAAATAGCTTTTTCAGATCTTCCGGCTGCACAATCTTCTTTTCCGGCTTTTTGGCTCCGGCCGGAATGGTGATGCCCTCCGGGTGCATCGCGGTCTTCTTCCGCATTCGGCACCACTTTAACCAATTCGTCAGGCAGCCGCGCACATCACGGAGGGTCTTATCGGAAAGATGATTTTGGGAATAGGCCATGTCGATCACGGCTTGAAGGTCGCCCTCTGTGAGTTTGTTCATGCGGATCATACCGATGACAGGGCGAATGTAGAGACGCACGAATCCCTCGTACTGGGAGGAGTGCGTCTTGCTTTTGGTCTCTTTCAGATAATCAACATACTGTGTCAGGAGAGCATCGACGCGCGTTCGCTCCGCAGATGTGTGATCGTCCAGCCATCTTTCCGCCTTTCGCTCGGCATCTGCCTTCCCGCGCCGCCCCGGCATGGAGCTGGTAAAGGTTTTGCGCACACCCTCGGCCTGCACGTTGATCTGCCAGCGGCTGCGGCTTTCGATCCACGCCGCCTCGCTTTTTCTTTCTGCCATAAAAAACTCCTTTCATCTTGCCAACCGCGCCCTCTCGTGGTAAAATGAAAGGGCGCGGATAGGCCTGTATCTTTTATGATTGCGGCTATTTCTTCTTTCGTGGTTGTTAGGGGATATGTTTGCGCATTGCCGTCCTCGGTGCTGGTAACACCGGGGGCGGCTTTTTATTTCCGAAAGTCTACATAGATTATCCGGCATTGTGGCTGAACACGCAAAAATCCGCGTCCTCTTGCATGTAGGGGCGAAGGGCAGTATCTACGATATCGCGGATCGGCTGCTCTGCCTTCAGATAGGCGTGTACGACAAGCATGATCTGCTCGGCCTGTCGGGCGTCAAGGCAATCGACGGAGCGGATGATCGCTGTCAGGGGGGGAGCGACATAGCGGTCCACCGCTTTGTAGTACAGCACAGAGAGCTTTTTATTATCATCGCAGATATAGGTGCTCAGCGTGGAGTGCTCCGTGCCAAAGAGGCGACGGATCTCGTCCAGAGCGGCGGGACGGCCGGTTTTGTTATCTTCGACGATGGCATCCAAAAGTGCTAATGTGTCATCACTATAACCCATCAAGTAAGCAGGTGTCACACCAAATATTCTAGCGAACTCTGCAATTTTTGAACGGGGCAAATCGACCTTGCCGGATTCTATTTTTGCAATAGACGATCTGTCGCCATACCCTGCAAGATCGGCTAAATGCTGCTGAGACCATCCGCGGGAAGTGCGGAGCGCTTTAATGTTTTCGTGTAATTCCATTGAAGTCCCCTCCTCATTGATGCAATATATCATGAGCGTGAATTTGTGTCAACATTTTTTTAGATTTCTATAAAAATATGTTGACAATGGTTCACACCAGAGGTAATATATGGATGTGAATTAAATTCACCATCAAGACGAAAGGAGATGATGCAGTTTGAATACTGCGGAGATGAGAGCGGCCATAGCACGAGCTGGAAAGACATATCGCGGCCTTGCCAAGTCTCTTGGCATATCTGAACAGGCATTTTACAACAAATTGAATGGTGAGAGTGATTTCAAGGCCAGTGAGATTAAGGTCCTCAGAGGAGAACTCAATCTGACTTCCGAAGAAATCAACTATATTTTTTTCAACGACGCGTGAATTAAATTCACTAATAGTGCTCGACAGAAAGGAGGGACGGCATGGATAAGCAAAAGTACTTGAATTGTTACATTTTTTCCGGCTTAACCAAGATGCTGAAGGATTTCAATATCGACGGTGAGCCTGAAAAAGTGACACGCATCGAAGTGGTTACAGCACTCCGATGTGCGGCAGAACGAATCGGGAACGAGATCCCATTGGATTTTACTGGCCGACAGTAAAGCTGAACAATTCTGCGGTTTCAAATTCCTTTTGCAGATGGTTATACGCCCTGAGCATTTCCTGTGCGTATTTTGAAGACTCGCCGGGCAGCGGACGGCCACAATTGGGACAATTGATAGTGTCGCAAGGCTTGAACTTGTTGAGAATATCGAATTTTGCACCGCACCGGCAATCAAATGTCAGCTTCATCATATCACCTCCTTCCTGCCGCCATTTTATCACGGCGCGGAGAGGAGGGCAAGGTAAACGCAAGAAAGGAGGGAGAGTATGGCTGAGGAAATCCAGCGAGTGCGTGGCTGCGCCATGAACCACGCAAGAGCTGTCAAAATCGACCAGACAGCGCAAAAGGTAGCCCAGCTCTTGGCAGAGAGCAAGACCACCTTTGCAGATGTTGAACTGATTTTTGCTCGAAGCAAGCTTTACATCGTTTCTACGGTGTAATCGTCGGGACGCAGGTTTTTGAGACTGCCGCTGATAACAGATAACGTGCACTCCTTGCGTTCTGTATCAAACCATGCACACCGCTCTGTGCAGTTTACGGCATTCTCTTTGCCGATGGACATGACTGGGCAAATATCATCCCTGTAGTCCATAATACCACCCCCTTCCTGCCGCCATTCTACCACGACGACGCAGGAGGGACAATATCCCCTAACAACCACGAAAGGAGATCACTATGACACCTACCGAAAAACTGCTCGCTGAGCAGGAAAAAGTTGTGGCCGAGCGCGGCTACTACATACGCCCCGTTCGTATGGCGAATCTGATGAAAGCGGCTTCAAGGATCTTCGATATCCTCACAAAAGCCGATACCGCAATCAGCTATGAAGAATGCCGCATCGTTCTGGAGATCGTAAGGCGAGCCATTGACGCTGCGGCGCCGGAGAAGAAGGAGCCGTAGCTATGAGAATTCCTCTTTACGGCCGCTTGGCTTCCAGACTACGCGAGCTTGGCCTGTCGCAGAGCGACCTGGCTTATGCGCTGGGCCTGTCGCCGACGGCCATAAGCCTGCGGATGTCCGGCAAAATAGCATGGGATATCCGCGAAATGTATCGGACATTAGAAGTTTGCCGGGCTAAGCCTAATGAGCTTCATTTATACTTTCCGGATCCGGACCGAAAGCGAGGTGCTACCGCATGAGCCGAAACACCCGTGATACCATCTGCGCCACCATCGGTCTGGTCATCGTCATTCTGCTGCTGACCACCGTGGCTGCGCTGGATGAGCCGGTCGTGCCGGATACACCGCCCGCCGTACCGCCGGCCG